AGGGGCTACTGATGCCCAAATTAAAGCTACTGAGGATTATATCCGAAAGACCCAATTAGCCACAGGTATTACTGATAATGATTTGAGAATTTCATTCCAGAGATTATCGGTATCAACTAAAGATGCCACAAAATCTCAAGATTTACTTAATTTAGCAATTGATATATCAAAAGGAACTGGCAAAGATTTAAGTTCAGTAGTTGAAGCATTATCAAAAGCTTATGAAGGACAAGATACAAGATTAGTAAGACTTGGGATTGGTATAACTCAAGCTGATGCTAAAGCAATGGATTTTACCGAAACTACGAAGGCATTAACCAATCTTTATGGTGGGGCAGCAGCTGCAAATGCTGAAACATTTCAAGGCAGGATTGATCGATTAAAGCAAGCATTTGAAGAAGCCAAAGAGGAAATTGGTTATCGCCTACTTCCATTTGTTGAACAATTTGTCAATTTAATTGTTAATAAAGTTGTTCCAAAACTTCAAGAATTTGCTGCATACTTTGATCCAATTAAGCAAGCTATTAAAGATAATCAAGAAGCATTTGATGCTTTTGGTAAATTTGTTGTTGATGTTGTTATTCCAATTTTGGTTGGCACATTAGGTGCTGCCTTAAAGACAGTCGGAGTTATCGCAGGTGGGGTTGTAGATATTATTGGCAAAGTTATTTCAGCAATTCAAACATCCGTAGATGTCGCAATTGCCGCCATTAATGCTTTAATTGCTCGATACAATGCAATTCCAATTTTGCCAAATATTAGTCCAATAGGCGCATCAACGGCCGTTGGAACTCCATTTGGTCAAGCAACTTCCGCTGTTGCTAATGCTCAACCTGCTACCGCTGCTCAATTAGCAGCAGGTGCTGCAAGAGCCGGCACTACAGTTAATAACATTTCAGTTCAAGCCGTAGATAGCGAAGGTGCTGCAAGAGCAGTTGCTAAGGTATTAAATAACAGCGCATCTAGATCAGTTCCACAGCTGTATAACTCAGGCATCAAGGGCGGATAATGACTGTATTTACCCCCGAATATAAATTAACTGTTAATGGAGTTGAATACACAAATGTAGCAATTTCAGACATTGCCCATCAGGCTGGTCGTGAGGATATTTATTCTCAGCCTAATCCATCTTATTTGCAAATTGAATTGGTTGCTTTGAATAATGAAAACTATAATTTGCAAGTTAATGACGGACTGACTTTACAAGTCAAGGACAGTACAAACACCTATCGAACTTTATTTGGTGGCAACATTACAGATATCACAACCGAGGTTGCAACTGCTAGCAGTATTGCTGAAACCTTTACTTATACAATCCTTGCATTAGGTTCATTGGCTAAGTTGCCAAAAGTAATCTATGACGGAACATTGGCTCAAGCTGATGATGGCGATCAAATCTATGAATTGCTTTCAGAGATATTCTTAAACAATTGGAATGAAGTACCATCAGCTGAAACTTGGTCAGGATATGATCCAACAACTACTTGGGCAAATGCTGAAAATGTAGGACTTGGCGAGATTGATCGTCCTGGTGTTTATGAACTTCAAAATCGAACCGCTGATCCTGATACCACTTACAACATTGCAAGCCTTATTGCTAATAGCGCACTTGGTGTTTTGTATGAGGACAATGAGGGTCGGATCTCCTATGCTGACACAACTCATAGACAGAATTACCTCGCAAATAACGGATACACAGAGATTTCAGCCAATACCGCTATTGGTGCAGGATTAAAGGTTTTAATTAGAGGTGCAGATGTTCGAAACGAAATTATCCTTAATTACGGCAACAATTATGGATCACAGAAAACCGCAATTGATCTGAATAGTATTGCAACCTTTGGTTATCGAGGTGAAACCTTAAATACAGTCTTGCATGATGCCACCGATGCACAAGCTGTGGCTGATCGGTTTATTGCCCTTAGATCTTATCCAAGAGCCTTATTTGACAGCATTACATTCCCATTGACTAACTCAGCAATTGATGATGCTGACCGAGATGCCTTGCTTCAAATCTTTGTTGGTCAGCCAATGCGAATAACAGACTTGCCTGTTCAGATAGCCCCAACTCAACAATTTGAGGGTTATGTTGAAGGCTGGCGTTGGAGCACTAGATTCAACGAATTATTCTTGACCATAAATTTGAGTCCGATCGAGTTCTCTCAAGTTGCATTGCAATGGGAGCAAGTATCAGCCTCAGAGGCTTGGAACACTTTATCCGCTATACTAACATGGGAAAACGCGATAGGAGCAGTAGCCTAATATGGCAAACACAACAAATTTTAATTGGGAAACACCGGACGACACCGATCTGGTTAAGGATGGCGCAGCTGCTATCCGCACACTTGGTTCAGCCATTGACACATCATTGGTTGATCTTAAAGGTGGAACGACTGGTCAAATATTATCTAAAGCAACAAACACCGACATGGATTTTACATGGATCACAAATGATGTTGGAGATATAACAGCAGTATCTGCCGGAACAGGTATTTCAGGTGGTGGCACATCAGGTGCAATTACAATTACAAATGATATGGCAACAACAATTACCGCTTCAGGAGATATTGTTGTTGGTACAGGTTCAGGCACTTATGATAATTTGCCAATTGGCACAACCGGCCAAGTATTAACAGCTGACACAACAGTTTCTCCTTACAAAGTTAAATGGGCAACTCCTGCTGGCGGTGGCGGTAAAGTTTTGCAGGTTGTAGAAGCAAGAACGACAACTCAAAAAGATAGCGCAACCAGCACTTATGTTGATAGCAATTTAACGGCTACCATTACACCAAGTTCAGCGACAAGCAAAGTTTTAGTTATGGTTGCTCAAAATGGTTTAAGAAAAAGTAGTGGTAGTGCATCTAATGCTTTGGCCATTAGATTAATGAGAGATGCTAGTCAATTGCAAGAAATTTTTTATATTGGCTATACAAATTCCGCATTAACTTTAGCCACCGCTTCTGCAAGTTTCTTATTTCTTGATTCGCCATCAACTACTTCCGCAACAACATACAAGACACAAATTAAAAGTCAAAACAATACCTCTGATGTAGGTGTTCAATATAATGATGCTGGCAGTACAATCGTATTATTAGAAATAGGTGCATAATGGCAAAAGGTTTTGAAGTTTTATCAATGTTAATTCCTAATGGTGGTTGGGTTATTTCTGGAAATGAATATGAGGGTATTGAATTTTTAGAATGTGAGCCAATTACCAAAGCCGAATTTGAAGCAGGATTTGCTCAATATGATGCTTGGAAAGCCGAGCAAGATGCAACACAGGCAGCAGTTAAAACAGCATTGCTTGAAAAACTTGGCATTACTGAGGATGAAGCAAAACTTCTGCTTGCGTAATGAAGCCGTATCTATCTAAAGCAGCTGTTCAATTGCGGGAGCAAATTGATGATTGTTTTCCTGATAGATCCCGCAAATCAGATGGTTGGATTTCAGACGCTAGGCATCAAAAATTAAAATCAGATCACAACCCACTAAAAACTGGTGAAGTTTGTGCTATCGATATTACAGCGGATCTTGGTGCAGCCGAAGGTATATCTGCCTATCTTGCTGACCAAATACGCATTGCTGGCAAAACAGATTCCCGAATCAAATATGTTATTCATAATCATCATATTGCCAGCAAACTATTGAACTGGAAATGGCGCAGATATAGAGGCGGAATTAACCCTCATACAAAACATATTCATATTTCATTCCACCCAAATCAAACTGGTGAATTCTTTAACATCCCACTACTAGGAGGCAATTCATGAAACTAAGCAAAAAACATAAGGCTGCAATTAAATCATATTTAAGAGCTGTGGCTGCATCTGGAATTACTGTTGCGCTCGCTATTGCTGGAGATGTTAAACCTGAATATGCTGTTTTGCTTGGTGCATTTGTTGCACCTATTATTAAGTGGTTAGATCCAAAAGAGGGAGCATATGGAATCGGCAACTCCGAAAAATGACACCGGCAGAATGGGCTGGCTTCGCCGCTGGCATAACCGCCGTATTGGTCGGTTTCTTTACGGGTCTGCGTTATCTTATTAAAGGATGGCTTTGGACTTTAACTCCTAATGGTGGTGCATCTCTTGCTGATAGATTGGCGAGAATAGAAACACGCCAAGAGGAAATCCTGAGAATTATTACTTCAAGCAAGTAGCCTTTACTTATGGCGAACACACGAAAACCTATCAAACGCAAAAAGATCAATCGTCGAGTCGTTCGCCAAACTCCTGAGCCATTAACAAAAATCGATCAACA